TGCTGTCCACACCAGACAACCCGTACAACCCGTTCATTGACTACGATGAATGGGATGTCTGGGACAAGGCCCATGGCTACAACAGTGCGTCACTCCTAGCACGAGTCATCATCACGAGTGACGAACTGTCTGAGGCTGATCAGAGTCTTGCGATCGAACAAGCAATCGAACAGATCGTAAGCGACATGAATGGAATCTACATCGCAGTTGCTGATCCTAACGCAGCACTACAGTAGTTCCTAGATCTCGTGGCACTCCAGCAGACAACAATCGACGGCTACCATCAAGAGTCGTAAGCAGCTGCTGGGGTGCCACGTTCATGGCCAAGACGTTTGGCTAGTCGATCATGGCCTTGGAACACAAAAGGGTCCTACCACTCAGCAATGGGGGGCGGGGTCTCGCAAGTTTGACCCCCCGTGCACATCGCCCGTCCACCAAAAATACCCCCGGAGGGACTTTTCCCTCAACCTTTCTGGTTTCCGGCGGTCGAAAAGCTCTAGAGAACTACCCGACAAGGGTTCGAAAGGAGTTGACAAGTATGCCTCGAAATCCTGAGAGGGCAGGCTCCAGGCCTCTGCGCCCAGCTACCACCCCCGAAGGTAGGGAGAGCCAGCTAGTCGCACTCGCTTTCGACCTAGTCGAGAAGCGAATCCGAGAGGGGACGGCCACTTCTCAGGAGGTCACGCACTTCCTGAAGCTCGGTTCCTCGCGAGAGCAACTTGAGCAGCAGCGCTTGCACCACGAGAACGAACTCCTGGAAGTCAAGCGCGAAGCCATGAAGTCCCAAGCGCGCATGGAAGAGACCTACAAGAACGCTCTCGACGCCATGCGACGTTATTCTGGGCAAGACCCGATGGATACACCATGAGGCGAACGTATTCAGAACTCCAGCGGCTGAATACGCACGAGGATCGATTCGAATACCTCGCGCTTCGTGGTGTCGTTGGCGAGAAAACCTTCGGATACGACCGCTGGATGAATCAGTCGTTTTATTCATCGCGTCAGTGGAAGCAACTTCGCCAAAAAATCATTCTCCGCGACAATGCATGCGACATGGGTGTCGACGGGTTTGATATTCACGACAGTATCTACATCCATCACATGAACCCGATGGGCGTAAACGATATTGTCGAGTACGACCCGGCGATCCTTGATCCCGAATTCCTTATCGCAGTCACTCTGCGAACGCACAATGCCATTCACTACGGGGATAAGCGGCTACTAGCAAAGCCACTCGTCGAACGAAGGCCTGGCGACACGAAGCTCTGGTAACGAAAGGACAACACATGCCGATCAATTACGACAAGCCCGTTGCCGACTTCATCGCCGGCCTCAATGCGACCGAGCACGTCGGTCACTCGGGCTACCCCACCCACCAGAAGTTCAAGAAGACCTCCGTCACGATCCACCACAACGGCGGCAACCTGACGCTCCCCGGCATTCTCCAGGTCTGGAAGGTCCGGCCGGCCTCAGCCCACTTCCAGGTCGACGTCAAGGGTAACGTCGGTCAGTACGTCGAGGTCGACGAGTACGCCTGGGCCGTCGGCAACGTCTTCGGCAACGAGTCCTCGATCTCCATCGAAACCGCCGACGAGTCGCTGAACCCCTACGCTCCTAGCGCCGCAACCTTCGCCGAGGCCGGCCGTCTCGCGGGTTGGCTGTTCGCTCACGTCATCGGCGAGCGTCCCTCCTCCGCGAACATGTTCCCCCACAACCACTGGTCCTCGACCGACTGCCCCGGCCCGTACATCCTGGGGCACTTCTCCGAGCTGATCGGCGTCGCCCAGAACTGGTACGACCACTTCAAGAGCTCCCCCTCGCCCACACCCACTCCCCCTCGTCTCACGCTCCAGCAGGTGGCCCAGGAGGTCATCGCCGGCAAGTGGGGCAACGGTCCGGACCGCATCGCAAAGCTCAAGGCCGCAGGCTACGACCCGGTCGCCGTCCAGAACGAGGTGAACCGCGAGCTTGGCCACACCGCCGGTCAGAAGGACATCGTGACTCTGGCTCGTGAGGTCATCGCTGGCAAGTGGGGCAACGGTCAGGCTCGTTTCGACGCGCTGACCAAGGCCGGCTACAACCCCGTAACCGTCCAGGCCGAGGTCAACCGACTCCTGGCGTAATAACTGAAAGGAGGTGTTCCACGTGAGTAACATCCTCGACGACATCAAGAAGACACTGAGTCTCGCTCCGGATTACACGGCGTTCGATCAAGAGATCATCATCTTCATCAACACCGCGCTGTCCACGCTGAACCAGATCGGCATCGGGCCGGACGCAGGCCTCATGATCGCGGACAACACAACAACGTGGGACGCCTTCATAGGGTCTGACGCCAACTACAACAACGTCAAGTCCTACATCTACCTCCGGGCTCGGATGCTGTTCGACCCGCCCAACAACTCGTTCGTCATCAACGCAATGACGAAGCAAATCGAGGAACTCGAGTGGCGACTCAACGTCAAGCGGGAAGGAGTGTCATGGACGGACCCGAATCCGTCACCGCCAGTGCCGTCGGACGAGACCTGTTGGTGGGAGTCCTAGAGCATCACGGCGTCAAGGGCATGCGGTGGGGCACTCGGAAGGCTGCCGAACACCCCGTGTCCGAAGATCACGCCATGGTCGAGGCTCACAGATCCAAGGCCAAGCAGGGCGGCGTCTCAGCTCTCTCGAACAAGGAACTTCAGGACGTCATCAACCGGAAGAACCTCGAGAAGCAGTACAGCGAACTCAACGGTGCTGGCGGCCGATTCGACAAGGGCCACAAGCACATCCAGCGAGTACTCAAGGGAGCCAAGACCTTCGGCGACACCGTCAACACCATCGAGACGACCGCCAAGGCCGTCAAGAAGGGCATCGGCATCGCCAAGACGGTTGGCCGCACTCTTGGGGCCACCCCCTAGCACGAAAGGGTGGCGATGGCGCTATCGAACACGGCAATACCAGTCTACTACGGTCGATTCCGTGAGGCTGTGATCCGCGGAGAGATTCCGGTCAATCGGGAGATCTCCATGGAGATGAACCGCATCGATGCGCTCATCGCCAACCCGAACATCTACTATGACGATCAAGCCGTCGAGGGTTTCTTCCTCTATTGCGAGAACGAACTGACGCTCACAGACGGAAGCGATCTCCATTTGCTTCCATCGTTCAAGCTTTGGGCGGAACAGATCTTCGGTTGGTATTATTTCGTCGAACGGCAGGTCTACGAACCGACTCCAGAGAATCATGGGGGCCGTTACGTCACCAAAACGATCAAGAAACGACTGACGACGAAGCAGTATCTCATCGTCGCTCGTGGCGCGGCCAAGTCGATGTACGCCGAGTGCATCCAGGCCTACTTCTTGAACGTAGATACTGCCACTACGCACCAGATAACAACGGCCCCGACGATGAAGCAGGCCGACGAGGTCATGTCGCCCTTCAGGACTGCCATCACACGGGCTCGCGGCCCCTTGTTCAAGTTCTTGACCGAGGGATCGCTCCAGAACACCACCGGATCGCGAGCAATGCGACAGAAGCTCGTATCCACCAAGAAAGGCATCGAGAATTTCCTCACCGGTTCACTGCTTGAAGTCAGACCCATGTCCATCGCCAAGCTCCAGGGCCTTCGCCCGAAGATCTCAACGATCGACGAGTGGCTTTCCGGCGATCTGCGTGAGGATGTTGTCGGCGCGATTGAGCAGGGTGCGTCCAAGCTGGACGACTACCTTATCGTCGCCATCAGTTCTGAGGGAACTGTCCGCAATGGCTCAGGCGACACGATAAAGATGGAGTTGGCCGATATCCTCCGAGGCGAGTATCAAGCGCCTCATATCTCGATCTGGCATTACAAGCTGGACGAGTTGGAGGAAGTCGCCGATCCCGCCATGTGGTTGAAGGCAAACCCCAATCTCGGAAAGACGGTGACGTATGAGACCTACCAACTCGACGTCGAACGAGCCGAGAAGGCCCCGGCTGCTAGGAACGACATCCTGGCGAAGCGCTTCGGGATCCCGATGGAGGGTTATACCTACTTCTTCACCTACGAGGAAACTGTTCCTCATCGTCAGAGGGAATTCTGGAGCCTGCCTTGTGCTCTCGGTGCCGACCTCTCTCAAGGTGATGACTTCTGTGCGTTCACGTTCCTCTTCCCGATCAGAGATGGGTTCGGAGTCAAGACGCGCAGTTACATCACGTCGCTGACGCTCTACAAGCTTCCCGGTGCTATGCGCCAAAAGTACGATGAGTTCATCCGCGAAGGAAGCCTCCACGTTCTCGAAGGCACGGTCCTCAACATGGACGAAGTCTACGACGATTTGGATCGGCATATTCAGGAGAGCGAGTACGATGTTCGAGCCTTTGGTTTCGACCCGTACAATGCCAAGGAATTCGTAGCACGCTGGGAAGCAGAGAACGGACCTTTCGGAATCGAGAAGGTCATCCAGGGAGCTCGAACCGAATCCGTGCCTCTCGGCGAACTCAAGCACTTGAGCGGCCAACGGATGCTCGTGTTCGATCAGAACCTCATGTCGTTTGCCATGGGTAACGCCATCACCATGGAAGACACCAATGGTAACCGAAAGCTTCTGAAGAAGCGGCAGGAAGCCAAGATCGACAATGTTGCCGCGCTCATGGATGCGTGGGTCGCTTACAAGGCCAACAAGGAGGCCTTCGAATAACCAGGAAGGAGGTGACACATGGGGGTACGTTCGTTCCTCAAGCACGCTTGGAATGCGTTCAACAACTGGGACGAAAACTTCCAGCAGCGTCAGGGATACGCCGGCGGTGCAACGTTCAGCGTCCGTCCTGATCGAACGCGACTCGCTTTCTCGAGCGAACGGTCGATCATCGGGGCGATTCTCACTCGTTTGAGCATCGACGCCGCTGCGGTCGAGATGGAACACGTCCGAAACGATGCGGATGGTAGGTACATCGAGACCATTCAGAGCGGGCTGAACAACTGCTTGACCGTCGAAGGCAACATCGACCAGGCAGCGACTCAGCTACGGCAGGACATCATCATGACGCTCTTCGACAAGGGTGTCGTGGCGATCGTCCCGGTGGACACCACCTCGGAACCGATCTACTCCAACGCCTACGATGTCCTCACGCTTCGCGCCGCGGAGATCGTTGGTTGGTACCCCGAGCACGTCCGTGTCAGTCTCTATGACCAGAACGCTGGTTATCGACGGCAGATCACACTCCCCAAGAGCATGGTCGCGATCGTCGAGAACCCGCTGTATCAGGTCATGAATGAGCCGAACTCGACTCTTCAGAGATTGATCCGAAAGCTCAACATGCTGGACGCTGTGGATGAGGCATCCAGCTCGGGCAAGCTCGACATGATCATCCAACTTCCGTATGTCATCAAGTCTGAGGCCCGCCGGCAACAGGCAGAGCAGCGACGGAAGGACATCGAGTTCCAACTGAAGGGTAGTTCCTACGGGATCGCCTACACCGATGGAACTGAGAAGATCACCCAGCTCAACCGACCGGCCGAGAACAACCTGCTGACACAGGTTCAGTATCTGACGGAAATGCTGTACAGCCAGCTAGGGCTCACCGACACGATCATGAACGGCACGGCTACGGAAGCAGCCATGCTGAACTACGACAAGCGGACGATCCAGCCCGTCGTCAAGGCTATCACCGAGGCCATGGTCCGTACGTTCCTGTCCAAAACGGCAAGGACGCAGGGGCAGTCAATCATGTACTACCGCAATCCGTTCGAGCTCGTCCCGCTCAGCGAGTTCGCCAAGATTGCAGACATGCTGTCTCGCAACGAGATCCTGGCCCCGAACGAGCTTCGTTCTTTCATCGGCATCAAGCCGTCGAAGGACCCGAAGGCCGACAAGCTGCAGAACAGCAACATGCCAACGCCACAACCGCTCCAGAACGCGCCTCGTGCATCGTTCCCGCCGAGCATCAAGCAACTGGCATCTCGCCAGATACCACAACTCACAGCAGGAGGAGGAAACAGTCAAAATGGAACCTGATTTCAGTGGCTGGGCCACCAAGGCCAACCTCAAGTGCTCCGATGGTCGGACCATCATGCCGGACGCGTTCGCTCACATGGACGGCAAGCAGGTCCCTCTCGTCTACCAGCACGATCGCAACCGCCTGGGCAACGTGCTCGGCTACGCCAACCTCAAGCACACCGCCGAGGGTGTCCGCGCCGACGGGTACTTCAACAGCACCACGAACGGCCAGAACGCCAAGGAGATGGTGAAGCACGGGGACCTCAAGTTCCTGTCGATCTACGCCAACAACCTGATCGAGAAGGCCGGCAAGAACGTCGCCCACGGCGACATCCGCGAGGTCTCGCTTGTCCTCGCTGGTGCCAACCCCGGCGCCAAGATCGACACCGTCAACATCAAGCACTCGGACGGCTACACCGAGGAGCTCGAGGACGAGGCCATCATCTCCACCGGCGAAGAGCTCTTCCACATGGACCCCAACCAGCAGCCCCCGGCGCCTTCCAGCGACGGTTCCGGTGGCGGACAGTCGGTTGCGGACTTCTGGAACTCGCTCTCCCCCGACGCGCAGGACAAGGTCGCCTTCATCGTGGAGGAGGCCGTCAAGAACGCCCAGGAGGGCGGAGACCCCGACGGGGACGGCGACGACGACACCACCGCTCAGGGTGTGGTCGACGACCAGGGCAACGCAGCCCACACCGACACCAAGCCCGGCGAGGGCGACCTCAGCCACCAGGAAGGAGCCGACAACACCATGTCGCGCAACGTGTTCGACCAGTCCGACATCAAGGGCCCGCAGAGCAGCCCGCACGCTCTGTCCCACGCCGACACCAAGGCGCTCTTCGACGCCGCCCGCAAGTGCGGCTCCCTCAGCCAGGCGATCGAGGACTACATGGGGGCCCACGACGAGGCCTCCGGCTACGCCCTCCAGCACGGCATCGAGCCGGTCGACGTGCTGTTCCCGAACTTCACCAACCTCGACAAGACCCCTCAGTTCCTGTCGCGGCGCATGGAGTGGGTGGACGGCGTCCTCTCCGGCACGAGCAAGACCCCCTTCTCCAACGTCCGGTCGATCGTGGCCGACATCACGATGGACGAGGCGCGTGCCCTCGGTTACATCAAGGGCAACTACAAGAAGGAGGAGTGGTTCGCCGTCCAGAAGCGCACCACCTCCGCGGCCACCATCTACAAGAAGCAGAAGCTCGACCGCGACGACATCATCGA